TCAAAGCTTCTGGAGTCCGTGGTGGCCATGCCATCGACAACGATGCAACCTACGGCTTGCCTGCTGCTCAGGGTTGGGTTGCTGGCTTCTATTCAGGGGCCATTATCCGTAAGAGCCCCTACATCAACAACTGCACCAACTTTGCCGACAGCGGCATTGACAACTCAGCGTTTGATCCAAACAACTACCAAGGCACTGGCGGCGACCTGACATCTGGTCCTGCTGGTGGTGGCATCATCGTTGATGGATCATTGCCGGATGTAACCAGTCCCCTGCGGAGCTTCGTTGTCAACGAGTTCACCCAGGTGTGCCTTGACGGGCCTGGTCTTCTTGTTTGCAACAACGGCTACGCCCAGGCCGTGTCGTTCTTTGGGCTCTTCTGTCACTACCACGCCAAGGCGTTGTCTGGTGGTCAGATCAACATGGAGGTTGGCACCACTGACTTCGGTCGCTACGGCTTGATTGCTGACGGCAAGAGCACAGCACCAATCTTCACCGCCACTGCCAATGGAGCTGCGTCTGCTGGTGCCGCAACGTTTGCCATCAACGCCCCAACAGCAAGCGGTACGTGGTTTGGTGATGCCAACCGGCCTGCCATTAACATGCTGGCCGTCGTCACCGTCAGCGGCACAACCTATACCTACCCAATCACCAGTTCTGGTGTCAATGGTTCTGGGTGGAACGTTGAGATTTCCAATCCAAACCCATCTAACACCACCGTCAACCTTGGCCTGACCGTTGGTCACGCAAATGGAGCAACGTGGAGTTTCTACCTGCGGTCGTTGATCAGCACTGCGTCCCACACGATGGAGTACGCCGGGTCTGGCACCAACTACACCGCCTTGCCGGAGAACGGTGGCGTGGCCATCGAGGCCAATGAAGCAGTAAACCGAAACAACGGTAAGGTCTGGCTAACAAGCACTGATCAAAATGGTAAGTTTAAGGTTGGTGATTCATTCATCGTCAACCAACAGACAGGTTCTGTTACTATTCCAACTGGTGCTGTTTCTACAAGCATCATTACTGACAACCTGCCACGGCTTGGTGCTGACCTTGATGTACTGAGTCGCAATATCTTCTCTTCTACGGGTGACATTGGCATTAACGATGCCTTCAACACTGGCGTAAACCTGATGCTGGTGCGTGAGTCGTCGTTGGCTACCGCTTACCCAGTGGTCACCCAATACGACATCGGCACCGACCCGAACCAAGTGCCGCTTAATGGGTACCTGGGAACGATGGCGTTTCAGGATTCGGCAGGGGTAAATCTTGACCAGGCGACGATCAATACGGCAAGCATCAGTCTCGGCTCAGCCGCAGCCCCATCAATCAGCTTTACGGGGGACACCAACACCGGCATCTATTCTGCTGGTGCCGACCAACTGGCGATTTCGACGGGGGGTAGCGAAAGACTACGCGTCAGCTCAGACGGTACTTTGGTTTTGAGTGGTCCCGGCATCCAATTTCCTACTGGTAACTCAACTGCAATTTCACCCGCCGCAGCAACCTCAAACACCCTGAGCGATTACGAAGAGGGGACGTTTACGCCAACAATCAAAGGATTGTCAACTGCTGGTGTTTTGACTTACACTAAAAATAATGGTCGCTACACCAAGATAGGCAATACTGTTCACATAACTATTGACATGCAAATAGCCACAATTACTACAACTCCAACAGGTGGAATTGTGTTTGATAATTTGCCATTTACAGCGGCAAGTGGAGCGTGGTTATGGCCAGGATCAATGCGGACAAGTGGTGTTTCGTTACCTGCTGGTTCTCTTAGTGTTTTTGGAATTATGCTTCCTAGTTCTGTCTTGGCAAGGATACAAACAATTATTGATAACGCTGCGCCTGGAGCTGTTGATGGAAGCAATCTTGCCGCAACAGATGAGTTGCAATGGTGTTGCACATATCAAACTGCCTAATCCTCAGCCCGCAACCCGGCTTAAAACTACGACCCATCACTAAACCTGTCTCCGGCAGTCGCCGGTCCCTAAATATGGCTCTCGTTAAGGAAGTCGTCATCGACAAGATTGAAGTCCTGGAATCTGGTTCTATCCAGGTAAGGCAAGCCACCCGCGTCCTAGAGAATGACGTGGTGCTGTCCACTTCGTACCACCGTCACGTTCTTGAGCGTGATGCGGATCTGACCAACGAAGACCCAAAGGTGGTGGCAATCGCTACCGCCGCGTGGAGCTGATCCGATGACCATCAAAGCGTTATTCCCAAGCATCAGGCCAACGCTCAACCTGGACTTTGCCAAGACCAAGGCCCTGGACCCCAGGGTCACGTTCACTCGGATCATGACCGGCGCCTCTGTCGCCACTTACGTCGGTGCTGACGGGCTGATCAAGACCGCTAGCAATAACGTCCCGAGGTTCGATCACAACCCGGCGACCGGGGAAAGCCTTGGGCTGTTGGTGGAGGAGGCGAGGACGAATCTAATTTATCCTAGCGAACCGCCACCCCGCCAGAATGGATTGAGGATGACATACACTACTGGGCCCTCAATAGTTCGCCCAGATGGAACTACTGGCACAGTAAATCAATTAATCACTGACACTTTTGGATCCGATTCCTATACAAGATTTACGAACAACGTGGCAGGTGGAACCGCAAATGTATCCTACACGGGGTCTATTTGGATTCGTACCAGCACTGGAACCGCGAGTGTTAATATGAAGGTCAATGAGGCCACCTTGTATTTTGGTGGCGGCAATACTTACACTGTTACTACTAGCTGGCAACGGATTACAAATACCAGCTCAAGCAATTCCACAAATCTTTTTTTTGACCTCACAACAAGTTCGACTCTACCGGCTGGCACCGTTTTTTACATCTGGGGCGCCCAGCTCGAAGCAGGCTCATTTGCGACAAGCTACATCCCCACAACCACGGCCACCGTCACCCGCGCTGCTGATGTGGCGAGCATGACGGGGACTAACTTTTCGAGTTGGTATCGGCAGGATGAGGGAACACTGGCCGCTACATTTACTTGGCGAGCTGTTAGCGGATCTAGCGGATACCAGTTCCCCTGGGGCATATCGCAAGATAATCCCAACCAAGTGTATCTTGGGAACTGGGGAGGCTCAGCTCACGGACTTGGTGTTCGTTTTAATAATAGTGGCATAACAAGTTCTACTGGAGCAATACCAAATACTGGCATAAACATTGTTTGTAAAACAGCAACTGCAATGAAGTCAAATAACTTTTCAGTAGTTTCTAATGCTAGTACCCCTACTACTTATACAGGCGCAGCTCTTGCCAGTAGCATGAACACATTATTTATAATGAATTTGAATTTAGGCAATTATTGTACCGGCACCATCGCCCGCCTCGCCTACTACCCCGTCCGCCTCAGCGATACCCAACTCCAGGCCCTCACCGCCACCTAAAGACCCATGACGACTCTCTATCTCCGCTTCCCCGATGAGGCCACCTTTGAGGGTGAGGCCCTAGCTGCTGGTCTTCGTACTAAAGAAGGTTCCTACATCCAATACACCCACGACCACGCCATGGACATCGTTGGGGTCATCTACAACAACGACGCGGTGGTTGATCCAGACACCGGTGAGGTCACTTCGCCAGCAACGCCTATGGCTGGTTGGCACGTCAACTTCATCGGTGCTCTGCCCACCGGCTGGGACGAGTTCCTGGTGGCCCCGGCTGCCCCGTATCGGGTGTTTGCCTAATGGGCAAGCCCAAGTCAATGGTGAAGACCCTTCACGTACCCGGTCCCCCCAAAAAATCTCGTCAAGGACAGGGACAACATTCACTTCCAAATCACGGACGTAAACCATCTCGCGGTCAAGGCCGCTAAACTAATGCTTACCTTTCTCGGAATTAAACTTTCTTACGAATCTCTTGCTTACCTCAGCCTGTTTCTGGGCTCAGAGGCAGTAGGTGTCAGCAAACTTAAGTCTAATAGCCTTGTACAGCTCTTCTTGAGCTTTGTCTCTTTCCTTAAGCTTACCCGTAGGGAAGATGACCAAATCAGAAAGATCAAAGACGCACTAAAATGAGTACTTTTCCCAACACTTGGGAAGGAATTGAAGCGGCTGCTAAGGCTGCTGGTGCTAAATATCCTGAGGTAGTAGCTGCTCAGTGGGCTCTTGAGTCTGCTTATGGCACTGCTACCTCTGGTACCAACAATTTCTTCGGCATCAAAGGCACAGGTACCCTAAAAACCACGTGGGAAGACTACGGTAAGGGTCCAGTCACCATTAAAGCTTCCTTTAAGGACTTTGCTACCCCTTATGACTGCGTTGCGTACCTCGTAATGCAATGGTATAAGGATTATAAAGGATATAAAGGGGTCAATAGGGCAAAAAATAGGGAAGAATGTGCTCGTCTGCTTAAGCAAGAGGGGTATGCCACTGATCCTATTTATGCTCAGAAGCTAATTAAACTTATGAAGGACCACGACTGATGGCATCTATCACGACTGATGGCAGTACAACTGCTGGAGCTTCCATAGCTCAAACCCTGACCAATGTATTTGAGGTTAGCACAGCTCGTCAACTGTCTTATGGAGCAACAACTGCCAATCTTGCTCTGACTACTACCTGCCGGTTTATCACTATAATTGCCGCAGGTGGTACTCATGTTCATTATCAGATTGGTGTTGGCGCTCAAACTGCAACTACTACCAGCCATTACCTACCCACTGGCCAACGGATTACTCTTACTGTTCCCCCTAACGCTAACATCGCAGCCATCCAAGGTTCTGCTGCGGGCACTCTTTACATCAGCGAACTGACTCAATAATGGCACGTGCTAACGAGGAACAGTTCAATGAACTTCATGGGTTGGTAACAGAAGAGTTGATCGGACGTATCAAATCCGGCACCGCTACAACGCAAGACCTCAAGGCTGCTACTGATTGGCTTGCTAAAAATAACATCACAGGTGTTCCTGTCCTCGGTTCTCCACTTGCCAGCCTCTTTAATAGTTTAGAATTGGAGATGGAGGATGTCGAACGAGCCATCAGATGACACTAGTAACATTGTCAAGAATGCTGTAGTAATGGCATTTCTTGGGTTATTTAGTTGGCATCTTTATACCCTTCATAATATTGCTGCTTCTGTTGAAGTACTTATTGAAAGGGTTAGCATGAGCAATAGCAGGATTGAGCGCCTTGAAAATGAAGTATTCTTTAAACCTTTAGAAAATGGCGCCAAAGAAAACACCCGCCCCTAAGCGTAGTGCTGCGTATTACCGGAATAACCCCGAAGCATACGCCAAGAAACTTGCCTACGACACAAAGGAGAATAAATCTCCAACAGATCGAAAGTATCGTGCTGATCTTGCTGATGCCCGCCGCAGTCGCGGTATGATGGGTAAAGGTGGTTCTGATCTTTCTCATACAAAGAGTGGCCGACTAGTAAAGGAATCGCCCTCAAAAAACCGTGCCCGTAATGGTGCCGGAGGCCGACCTACTAAGAAGTAAACCACACAGGATCCACTCCAAATGATTCTGGAAGCCCCTTCCGACTATCTCTTTAACCTTAAGGCCATGACTTCCTCAGAAGCTAAGAGACTTTGGCGATCAGCAATTAAAGATCATTGGAATAATCAATGTGTTTATTGTGGATCAGATCATAATCTTACTTTGGATCATGTGATTCCAAAGGCCCGTGGAGGTCACGATACTACGTCTAACGTGGTACCTGCCTGTCTCAAGTGTAACCAATCAAAAGGTTCGAACCATTGGTTATCTTGGTGGATTGGTCAAGACTCTTTTGACCAGTCTAATTTCTCGAAAGTCCTTTCTTGGACAACTAGCTAGTTCACTTATCTTCTTTAAAAATTATGTCTACTACTACTGGCGGATCCACTTACGGTTCCATCTCTAACGCCCCTGGTAAGCGCGAAGAGAACCAACAACGCAACAAGGTCCACACCACCGCTAACGTGTCGGACGGTACCACTACTACCACTACTGTTGCTGCTTCCTACGGTTCTGCTTCTACCGTATTGGCTGCTAACCAAACGGTTGATACTGCCGAGGCTGCCATTCGTGTTGTGCGTCGTGCTCGCACCAACCCTTCTACCCTTCCTACCGCAAAGGTAACTGGTACTGTTACCCGTAAGGAAACTGGTGCTGTTGCTTCCTTCGGTACCCGTGTCAACGGCTCTGGTTATACCTCTGCTACCTATACCAACGTTGCCCTGAGTGGTGGCTCTGGTTATGGCGCTACCGCTAACATCACCGTTACTTCTGGTGCTGTTACTGCTGCTACCCTGGTGCGTGGTGGTCAATGGTACACTACTAGCGACACACTGTCTTGTGATTTGATCGGGCCGGGCACTGCGTTTGCTCTTCCCGTGGCCACCGTTGGAATGGGTTGATCATCATGGCGACTGTAACTAATTCTCGTCGCCGGGGTGAAAGGTCAAGCGGTAGCAAAAAAGTTGCCGCTTCTACCCCTACGCCTCGTCAGACATCCGTTGGTAACCGTGGAGCCCAAGCTGGCCCACTTAAGCCTGGTACCCGTACATCCGGTACCTCTATGGTTAATAGCAGCAGCCCTGCTATGCGCCAAATCCAAGCCAAAGCTTCTGAACTTCGCAGCCAAGTAGACAAAGGTGTACGAACTGCTCGTCAAACAGCAACGTCCCTTCCTAACTCTGTTCGTGCTGGACAGAACCTTGTGCGTCAAGGCGCTCAAAATATGCGTCAGGCTGCTGCGGGCACTATGAGTTCTGCCCAACGTACCATGCTCCAGGCTCAAGGCGCTGCTGCTAAGGCAACTGCTCAAGCTAAGCGCGGTGCTAAAGCAGCCATGAGCAATATGAGCAACACCCTTGCTACCAAAGGCAGTGTTCGCCCTGGCCGTCCTGTCGGCGGTATTCGTAGTGGACTTGCTGGTGCTGCTATTGAGCAGGCTGCTAGTTCTGCTCTTGGACCCCTTGCCCGTAAGGCAGGTACTGCTCTGGGTCAAGGACCATTGAGAAGGCTTGGTCGTGCCATTGATGATCGTCTTCCCGGCATTAATAGCAAAGACGAACTGAAGCGCAAAACAGCTGCCACTAAAGCTACTATGGCCCGTAGTCCTAAGGCTGGTCCTAGTCCCAAAGCAACAGTTACAGCTTTTAATAAAAAAACGTTTGACCAAGCTTTTAAAGCGGCTCGTACTGCCAAAGTTTCAACGTTTACTTGGCGTGGTAACAAATACAACACCAAACTTCGTGGTGAAAAGTAATGCCTTACATGCGTCAAGATAAACGTTTGACTAGTTCTGGTACCCGTCAAGCTCGCATTAAGGGCAATGCTGGGGGGTCTCAACCGAGGCCCCGCCCTACCCAAGTATCCACGACCAAGCAACAAGGACCACTTAAACCCAAAGCAACTACCACCACGAAGTCATCTCCTGGCCCCGGCAGACAGTATCGGGCTCAAGGAAAACTTCAACAGGGTACTCGTCCAAGTCAGAACCCTGCTCCTACTACTAAAAGTGGCCAAGGTGTTCGCACTGGAGCTGGTGCTTCTCGGGTTACAACTAATACCCGTCAAAACTCTCCGCGTCTTCCAAATCTACCCCGGAATCCAGTAACGGGTACGACTAATACTATCCGTGCTACCGGAGGCAACAGCCGTGACGCCAAGATCAACCGACTCTCCGCACAAACATCTCGGATTACTGGTCGCAGTCCTGTTGCTCCTCAACCTCGCCTCTCTGCTGCTGCAAAAGTAGCTTCTACGGCTATGTCGCTTCGTAAGTTGACACCTGCTGGTCTTGCCTACGAAACACTCAAGGCTCGTCCTACGGCTAATGGCGAATTGGCTTATAACCAAAAGCTTGCGGCTTCCATTATGAAGAAAAAGAAAAAAGGTTAATCATCATGCCACTCAAAAAAGGTTCATCTAAGAAGACCGTATCTTCCAACATCTCCAAGATGGTCAAGGAAGGTCGTCCCCAAAAACAAGCCATTGCTATTGCCATGAGCAAGGCTGGAATGGCCAAGAAAAAGAAATAGCCCTCACTGGGGCCTGTGTGACTCTACACGGCCCCTTTACCCCCATTAAGGTATGTTGACCTCATTACAAGGCCCAGGGCAACTTAAGGCCCATTTACAGAGGCATGTCAATGCCCCGTCACAATGGTACTATCCATATTATTGTACTTTTTGCGACAATCAAGTTGAATTATTACTTGCAAATGCTCGAAAACAGCAAGGATGTATTTGTAGAAAAGGTGTTCGACATGGCCAACATGGAACACTAGAACATGACATGTGGGAAAGATCAAAACGCCGGGCCCGGAAGAAAGGGTTTGAGCATACAATTGATTACACTGACATACATGTTCCTACTCATTGTCCATTATTAGGCATACCTTTGTTTAGAAGTACAGGAAAAGGAGCATGTGACAATTCTCCATCTCTAGACCGAATTGATTCATCCAAAGGTTACACTCCTGATAATATCTGGGTAATTTCAAATAAAGCAAATTCAATTAAATCAAATGCAACCATCCAAGAACTTGAACAAATCACCTGTGGATTACGAGCAAAGATTGAAGGATGACTTCAAACTTTTTCTCCGTCTTTGCTGGAAATCTCTTCAGCTTCCACCTCCTACCCGTGCTCAACTGGCAATGGCCCGTTATCTCCAGCACGGAGGTAAACGTGTGCAGCTACAATGCTTTCGCGGATTGGGAAAAAGTTGGGTTACAGCTGCGTTTGTGCTGTGGACTCTCTTTTGTGACAAAGACAAAAAAATTATGGTGGTATCGGCAAGCAAACAGCGGGCCGATGATTTCAGCATATTCTGTCAGCGTTGTATTCTTGAGTTCGAATGGTTAGCACACATGCGCCCATCCGACGATGATCAACGTTGGAGTCGCATATCGTTTGATATTGCTGGTTGTAAACCTGCCCAGTCCCCATCCGTTAAAAGCGTAGGTGTGTCGGGTCAGTTAACAGGCAGCCGTGCTGACCTTCTCATTGCTGACGATATTGAGACGCCTAATAATAGTGCGACAGATATGATGAGGGAAAAACTCCTTCAACTTGTTACTGAGTTTGAATCGGTGTTGACGCCTAAACCGGACAGCCGTATCGTTTTTCTTGGCACACCGCAATCAAATTTTACTATTTATCGACAACTTAGGGAACGTGGGTATATTCCAATGGTGTGGCCTGCTCGCTATCCACGTAATCTTGTCGGATACGAGGATGTTCTTGCTGAAGAATTAGTTGCTGACATTGAAAAAGAAGGGCTTGACAAATTAGCTTGGAAACCAACTGATACACGGTTTTCCGAAATCAACCTTCTTGAACGGGAACTATCCATGTCTCGTTCAAATTTTTCCCTACAATTTCAACTTGATACGTCCCTATCCGACGCCCTCAAGTTCCCCCTCAAGCTCAGCGACTTCTCAGTGATGCCCCTAGACCCCAGCAAGGGGCCTTCTGACGTTGTTTGGGGTTCTGATAAAGAAACCCTCCTTGACCTGCCCGCCGTGGCCCTTCCAGGCGATAGGTGGCACAGACCAAAGACAACAGGAGAGTACATTCCCTATGGGCAAACAATTGTTGCTGTGGATCCATCTGGTCGCGGTAAAGACGAGACAGTAGCTGTTGTCCTTTCGCAAATTAATGGATTCATCTTTATTAGGGACATCCTAGCGACCCAGGACGGGTACTCCGACAAGACTCTTCGTGGCATCCTGACTATGGCGCGACGTTATGGTTCTAGTATGTGTCTCATTGAGTCTAACTTTGGTGATGGGGCCGTCATGGAACTCATGAAGAAGCATTCCCAAGAAATGAAGGTTGGTATGGCCTTTGAGGAGGTACGAGCTACTACTCGGAAGGAAGACAGAATCATCGACACACTGGAACCCGTCCTCAACCAGCACCGCCTTGTCATCGACGAGAAACTCATTACCTGGGACTATCAGTCCAACCACGACATGGCCCCAGAAGAGCGCCTACCCCGGATGCTCATGTACCAACTGACCCGCATGTGTCGTGAGAAAGGGGCAGTGAAGCATGATGATAGAGTCGATGCTCTCGCCTTGGGTGTCAAATACTTCCAGGATGTCCTCGCCATCTCCGCTAAGGAACAGGAAATTCATAAGTCCCGTCAACAATGGGACAACATGGTTGAGGGGTTCCTTCGTGCCCCTACCCTGGCCACCGATTTGCTGGTTGCGGGAAGTGATTTTTCCGAGCCAATTACCCACGAGGAAGGCGCCATTTTTACTTGGATTTGAAGGGTAGCGTTTTTCCCGACATCCCTTGGTATGACTGCCTCCAAGAAAGGGTGCCTACTATTACCCGTGGAAGTGGTGCTCCATGGGTGTGGAAACAGCGGTTCCGAAGGGGGGAAAGAGGGGGGTTCCCCCTTAAGTAGCCCCTTCCCCCAACGCTACCACTATGTCCCGCGACTAACCAAAAGTAAACCCTTTATCAAAAACGGGTGAATCCTCTGGTAAGCGGGTATTGGATGACGGACGGTCCCCCTCCGGGGGGGCTGACAAACAGAAAACTCCAGTGTTTACTAAGCGAGCGAAGCGAGCGTCCTACCAGACAAACGGATAACGGAATAAAGAACAAGAAAAAAAGAATAAGAATCTTAATAATGACAAATTTTATTCCTTTTTATTATTCTTATTACCGTATATATAGGCGGAGCGTAGCGGAGCATATATTGTTAATGATCTTCTTTATTATTATTAATGATAATAATTAATGTTAATATTCTTTTTATTGTTCTTTAAGGAAGAATGTATCCGATAGGTAGTAATGTGAAACATCGTGACCTATCCGATACAGCTGTTATAGAAAGAAAAATAACAACCATAACAATAACTCTAATACCACTGTTACTACCACAACCACAACCATTACCGTTATGTCAGTAAAGCTTATCTGGATTACTCCAGCAGCAGAACATCAAATTGAATACTGTGCTAGGGTCAGTAATCCAAAGAATCAAAACAAGTTAGACACAACCGGAAAGTTGCTGCGCTATCTTGTTGCGCATAAGCATTGGTCTCCTTTTGAGATGGCTTCTGCTTGCTTTGAGATTACTACTACTCGGGACATCTCAGCACAGATACTCCGTCATAGATCGTTCTCCTTTCAGGAATTCAGTCAACGATACGCTTCCACTGTGGATGGACTAGGGGGAATTGACATTCCACAACTCCGTAGACAAGATCCAACCAATAGACAGAATAGTACTAATGACCTAACCACAGAAGAGACACAAGGTTTCTATCGCCGAATCAGTTCGCTATTCGAAGATGCCGAACACCTCTACCAAGAAATGTTGTCATCAGGGGTAGCAAAAGAATCAGCAAGGAAGATCCTTCCCATGAATAGTCCTACTCGGCTCTACATGTCGGGAACAATCCGCTCGTGGATCCACTATTTACAAATAAGGCGTGGCCAAGAAACACAGCTTGAGCATCGGATCATCGCAACACAGATCTATCAACTCCTCAATGAAGAGATGCCGAATTTGTGGGAAGTGGTCTGAGAGGGGCCTGGGTGGTCCTGTAACACCCCTCTGACTCTCCGTAGGTGTCCATACACCTCCGGCTCCTCAGAGGGCCATTGTGGGGGCTTGTAGGGGTCACCCTTGATTTTTGACACAAATTTCAGAAGTCCCGACGCCATACGCCCGGCGCCAGCATCCCCCCCATGGCCCCCCTCCTGGCCAAAAGTATCGGGGTGGGGGGTGTCTCTGTCCAAATCCGTGTCCAAACCGCTGTGGACAGGCCCAGATCCATTGGTATCACTGGCCTGATCATCTGCTGTGAATGCAGGTACGCAAGGCACAATGGACCAGGATGATGGTACAAACGCACTAGTTGCTACATAACCTAGTGCTCGTGTGTAGTATGCGTGTACTATTTATCAAAAAATCTGTGCGATTTGCATTAACGTGTGCTTATTGAGAATAGCAGAACCCTTGCCATCACTAGGATCAAGGGGCAATTGTAACGAAATGTGAAGATATTCAGCCATTTCCTGGGCACTGGTAGGGCTAGGGCTTACCATTACGTTCAAGCGAGCCGAATCACTTACCCACTCGCTTCTCTCTGACCATGATCACCACACTACGTACAGAGACAGTCAGTGCTGACCCTAAGTACTGGGACTGTCCAACACTGGACACCGAACAGCACATCAGCGAATCACTAGGCAACCAATTGGAGCTGCCTGACTCTATCGACGCTGACCAGTGGGCAACAGAACAGGATGCGGCTCTGTGTCGTTGGTTTGCCCGACTGGGCCATCAACAATACGAACAAGTAGCTAGAGACAACACATACAATCAGGAGAACGACCTATCTGCAAACTACGTTTATTCTGTGTTTGCTCCAGTTGATTGTTCTGATTGGTTGTGGTGTGATGATGTCTTCGTTGTTATCGAGACTCACCTAGGTGGGGACGTTAGGGGCAACTATGGGTCACTCGCTGTCTATCGGGTTGATCAACTAGCTGAGACAGGGTTCTTTGATCTTGTTTGTGGTTGGTATGCATCACCGATTAGCAGTGAATCCGTCAACTACCTTACGGATTGTGAGCATCCCGAACTTCAGGCAGCTAACGACAGGCTAAGCACTGGCTACACTAACCACCCTACCTCTGAGATTCGCAATCTTCTTTGGCAGGGATGCGAGCCTGTGTGGTCTGAGCAACTAGGTTGCTACGTTGCAAGGTTAGCTGATGTTCCCTTTGCGGTTCGTCTTGTTCCCACTGCGCCTTACTACGCCGGTTGATTACTACAAACTAGGGGCAGGTAACAGAGCCCCTTCTCTGTAGCAATTAGCTACAACCTTTCACGATCACAACGCACTTAAACCAATGGTAAGTTTTGAATTTGACTATTCTTTTGATTGGCTGTTTAACCTGATCATTAAACTTAATGGTAAGGTTATCGGTACTATCTCAAAGAATGAAAAGGTTGATGATCAGTATTCTTTGCGGATCTTTAAGCCTAGTTTTCCTTCTGAGATAGGCCGGACTGAATATGCTTTACAGTCTTTTGATACTGTCGGAGAATGTAAGGATGCTCTGTTTGCTATGCCATTTGGGGACCTAGTATTGGTTGGCAATTATAACGATTGATCATTACAAGTAAGGGTGACTTAGCAAACACCCTTTCCTGTAGTTATCACCAGTAACTACGCTTAACCACCACACCCACCACCACCATGCCCAGCACCATTTACCCACCAATCTTTAAGGCTACCTTTCGTATCCGTGAGGCTTACGGCAACGTCCGCGCCTATCCGGTAACTCGTGAGGCTACGCTATTGTGTAACCTTGCGGGAACTAAGACACTACGTGCCCAAGATATTGACACTATCCGAGAGTTAGGCTTTGAGTGTCTAGATGTTGAGGGTAATGTTATTAACGCAATCGACCTCTATTAATGATGGATAACTTCATCAATGAAGAACGACTCCTTGATCTATGGCTTGAGGAGTACTTTGAGGACCACGAAGACACCAACGATGAGGAATTGGACCAATGAAAGTATTAATTGCTTGCGAGTATTCTGGCGCTGTGCGCGATGCTTTCATTCGACAAGGGCATGATGCTATGAGTTGTGATCTTTTGCCTACTGATGTTGAGGGTCCTCATTATCACGGCAATGTCTTTGATGTTATCAATGATGGTTGGGACCTTATGATTGGTCATCCACCTTGCACACATCTAGCTGTGTCTGGTGCTCGATGGTTCAAAGATAAGGTAGAAGAACAGAAGGAAGCACTTGCTTTTGTTCAAAAGTTAATGGATGCACCGATAGAAAGAATAGCTATTGAGAATCCAGTTAGTGTTATCTCCTCTCGAATTAGGAAGCCCGATCAGATCATTCAACCTTGGATGTTTGGTCATCATGAGGCTAAGGCTACGTGTCTATGGTTAAAGAATCTACCTAAGTTAGTGGCCACTGATGTATTGTCTTTGCCAGAGTCTGGTAGGTGGAATAATCAAACACCTAGTGGACAAAATAAACTCGGACCATCACCACTTAGGTGGAAGGAACGTAGTAAAACCTACCAGGGAATTGCTAATGCAATGGCACAACAATGGGGAAATGTGTAATGATTAAGAACATTCTCGCTACCCTCTTCATTACCTTCTTAAGTTATGCTATCATCTCCAGTATTGGTGAGCCCCAGCATAGTTATCGTACCCCTAGTATTGTTACTATTGCTGATTAAAACGTACCGCAGCATTATGGGGGAACTGTAAAGGGTCCCCCCTTTTTATGTCCCCAAGATTTTCACGATCACACGCTCACTGGGCTGCTGAGTCCCTGTGCTGAGTCCTATTGACATCCGTGCTAGGATTCTGATTGGGCTCATGCCCGCCCATTTTATCCACCTACCCAAAATGGTTTACCGCGATGCTAATGAGGCTGCTGTCCGTTGGGAAGCGAAGCCTAAGTTTTATTCAACAACTGAAGATCGAATTCTCACCATTATCAAACAAGCCCGCTGTGTCATCAACAACAAAGATAGAAAACTCGCCTACAAAGTCGGGTACCTCGAAGAATGTCTCAAAAGCATTGAAGAAAGCATCACCTTCAAAGAGGACTTCTAGACTTGATAAACCTTACTATCTTCCATTTGTTTATAAAAAAGACTGATGGCTACTAAAACAAAAGAAAGAGAACCTAATTGGGACTCATTCCCTCCTGAGATGAGGAAACTGGTTGAGACTATTCGACAGCGTGGTAGTGAGGCTTTGGATGAAATGCAACGCATTCTTGTTGTTCAGATCTTCCGGACATCTGCTATGACACATGATCCACGTGTTGAATTTGTCAAGAAAAGGATTCAGGAAGCTCATCTTGATTACTGCTTTAGGATGCCTGCTTATTCCAAACGATGAGGTATTGTTGTTGGGAATTTATTAGTCCGTGTGGGATTACTGGGAAACTTATGGCTCACAGTAAGGCTCATGCAATCATGACCATTAAGGAACTCTTTCCTTCTGTTAATCTTCTTTCATTAACCCTTATTATGGAGGATTTATGGACTTCGAAGTAGCTATTCGACTTACTGGTAGACAACACCTACCAAATCCTGAACAATTATCGCATCATCTTTCTGATGTTCTTACTTGGAGGCAGTTACGCAAACTAGCAAAGAAGAATCACCTCCATCAATACAGTTACCTAAACAAAAAGGGACTAGCTACGGTTCTTGCTTACCAGGCTTTCAATAAAGCATCACGTCACCCACAAATCAATGGCTTGGAAATTGTATCGGCAGGATGATTATGATAATCAGCTTTATGAGTTGATTCATAGTGGTCTTGATAGGTTAATTGATCTTGGTTCTAGGATGGAGGCACATGAAGATGTGCTTGCTACCCATGAGGAAGATCTTGAGACTGGGGAAGTAACAAAGCTTCCTGATTGTCATCCAGAACAGTTACTGATAGCTCAACTTGGTCTTGATGGGGCTGAGGATGAGGCTGAGATAACTCAAAAGATGATTCAATTAGTATCTAGGATTATGATCATTCGTAATGCTAGACACATTGTTAAGGATAGTCCCACAACGGAAACTGATTGATCAATGGCAACAACTGAGCAACTCGCCCGACAATTACAGCGAGAACTTGATGCGAGGAGTGAAGCGATTAAACGCTTCAAGGAAAGAACACGTAATGCTGAGGAGAGATGTTATGCTAGCTCTACTGTTTATGGTTCAGCCTTTATCAACAAAGGATTAGAACTTATAACGGAGGAGATTAGCAGCAAACTTTCTCGCATTAACTCAGGATGGGTTGCTGATAAGGCTGCGGCTGTGGTTCCCATTAAGGACTGCGACCCAGCCATTCTTGCTTTGATTACTGCTAAGGGTGTCCTTGATATTCTTGGGGTAAGAAGAATTGAGAATCTTACTTATCAAGCAGCTACTACCCACATTGGTAACTTGGTCTATCATCAGGTGATGTTAGATCAATTTTGTAGTAAGAATCCTGAGTTGTTTAATCTGGCTCGTCTTCACATCCACGATCACAAAGGCTATTCCTACAAGGTTCAACGGTATCGGGCGGTTATGAGGCGCCACGAGATCGAGCCTTTGAGGTGGCCAACCAGCATAAGACACCTAGTTGGTGGGTGGTTGCTGGACCGTCTTGCGGTGTCTACTGGATGGATCACCACTAGAACCGTCTTCAGGGCCCCTAAAGACAGCCCTACCTACCTGACCTACCAACCAGAGTTTTTAAAGGCCAAGGAGGCGCTTCTAGCGCAGGCTGAGGCATTTGCTGGTTGCATGTGGCCTATGCTCTGTGAACCCAACGACTGGACCAGTGAATACAAGGGTGGGTACCTGACAAACGACCTGAGAAAGCTGACAAAGCTGATCAGGACTAGGATTCCTGGAGGGTGCCTACTAGTACAGGACAGCGAGGCTCTCGTCATGCTGAACCTGCTCCAGAAGGTTCCCTATCGAATCAACGACAGGGTTCTTGAGATAGCCAACTTCTGTATGGAACACCGCATCACTGTGGGTAAGTTCCGAGCTGAGGAGCCAACGCCTCCACCGCCAAAGCCAGAGCCATGGGAAACTGCCTCGGAAGAGGATAAGATTTCTTATCGGAGAATGAGAACTGAGATTGAAGATCAGAACTCAGCTCTGGCACAGAAGAACTACAGAACAACTGAAGCTCTGTATGTGGCTAACAAGTACAAAGGAGACACCTTCTGGATTCCCTGGTCTTTTGACTTTCGGGGAAGAGTCTATCCAATTCCTACTAGCCTTAGTCCACAAGGAACAGACTTTGACAAGAGTCTTGTTTATTTTGAGGAAGAAGGAGAGGTCAATGAATGGTGGTTAGCCTTTCAGGTTGCTACTACTTATGGACTAGATAAAGCACCAATGGATGAGAGAATTGATTGGGTCAATCAGAACCATGAATTCTTAACTCATATTGCTACTGATCCAGAGGGAACAATCTCTATGTGGTCAAAGGTAGAAGAACCTTGGTGTTTTATTGCTGCTGTGTTGGAGTTCTATCAATGTGTCATCACTAAGAGTAAGAAGACATCTGGTCTTCCTTGCTCCGTCGATGCCACGTGTTCTGGACTCCAGCACTTGTCAGCATTGGCATTGGATAGAACTGCTGCTGAGATGGTCAATGTAGTTCCAACTGACAAACCCTCTGATGGGTATCGTATTGTTGCTGAGAAAGCAAAGGAGATTCTTCCTGAGCATCTTCATCAGCACATTACAAGAAAGGTAACCAAGCGCACTGTGATGACTACGCCTTATGGTGTTACTGAGAACAGCGCACGAGATTACATCCGTCAGGAACTCAAGGGCATTGAACTTGAGAAGGGTGAATTACAGACGATAGTTAAAGCTATCTATCGGTATGGTGTCAGACAAGTCTTTAATGGTCCGTGTCGATCAATGGAGTTTATCCAAAAGGTTGCTGCGGAACGTATCAAGGCTGGAGCTACGTCAATTGATTGGATTACTCCTTCTGGGTTTCCTGTTCATCAAGAGTACCGTCGTAATGAAGCAGAGACAGTCAACACAAAACTACTTGGTCAACGAGTACGCTGTGAGCTGTTAAAAGAGTGGGAAGATCGACAGATTGACCTACAAAAAGCAAAGACTGCTGCTAGTCCTAATTTAATACACAGCCTTGATGCAGCCCTTCTTCACCTTGTATTTGCGGAATGGGATGCCCCTTTTACCGTGATACATGACTGTGTGCTTGGTCGTTCCTGCGATATGGACGACATGGGCGCAGCAATCAGAGACAAGTTCGTTGAGATCTATTCCCAACCAGTCCTTAAGGATTGGGCTACCCAGCTGGGGGTTGACTTTGATGAGAGTGTCATGTTAAATACCCTTGACATCAATGATGTCCAGGAATCCGCTTACTTCTTTTGCTGATGTCTTTTTCCACGATCACAATTGCTGAGAAGCTTGGTATGCACATTTCTGTCGTAGAAAACTACGAAGAGGAATGGGTAGATCAAAACGTACATCTGCCAGAGCCGGATGAAAGCTTTGAGGAATTCCTGTGTCGTACCTTTGCTGAGTGTGCCTTTCTTATTCAGGCCACAGAAGGTGATGGTAATGCGATGGAATGTCTTGAAGCGTATGATGAGGCTTACTCCATAACGGAGGAAATCCTTGCCTAAAGCAACTACCGAAACAATGTTGATGGATCTTGTCATTCCTAACGATGCTTATGCGTTAGAGTTGGCAAAACAAATCAATGTTGAATATGGTCTTAATTGGATTCCTGAGTATGTTCAATACTTAGCAACCAAGTTAGATCTTCTACTGGATGATAACCTAATGGATCATCTTTCTCTATTCGCTACCCACGAAACCATTACTAAAAATGTCTGACGGACGCTTTGTAATCACCACCACACTGGAAGGCTACATCAATGCCCTTATTCCTTCCGGTAAATTCAATAACTGCACCATTGGTTTCCGCATTCCCGAAGAGGAACTGCCCAAGTTCGATGCTGTTTATGAACAGGCCCTCGAATGGGGTAAGAACAAAATGGGTGGTAAGCGGTTCTCTGCTGAGCTTCCCAAGTGGGACGAGAGTGGCCTTGTCAAGGTCTCATACGGTGGGGACAGCAACAGCCCCATGTTCCCTTGGGTAGACACCGATGGGGTACCTATTGACCTTAACACTCAGGTCTGGAAGGGCACTGTTGTCAAGCTGATCATTGACCTTAGACCCTATGTCTTTGGAGCAAAGGTTGGTTGTTCGCTCAAGGTACGCGGCGCACAGATCATCAAAATGGTCAGCAGCGGCGGTTCTGACAGCGGCGGCATGGATGAAACTGAGGTGGCAGCTTTGTTTGGTAAAACAGAAGGCTTCAAGACTGGTAGCCCCAGCTTTGAACCATCCGTAGATCCAGGCGATGGTCCGGTTGGCTATGACGAGGACGACGTTCCCTTTTGATAATGGTAAAAACTCCAACTATCAAACAGTTGCTTGCAATTCAAACACAAATTGAAAGCACAAACAAAAAGCTAGGTGAACTAAAAATGAAACGTCGCACGATGTTGGATGCTTCACCTAGTGTTAACCGTCCTGTTGCTTGGAACGCCAAACCAGCTGAAACTTTTATTCGAGTTGATGATAAACCATGTCGACTTTTTGTTGACACTTATGGTGAAATCACTCTTCAGGAGCTTCCGCTGTAATGCCTGCTTACCGTAGCCGCCTCGAAGAGAAGCTGGCACGGTGGTTTGAACTGAATGGGCACCAGTTTGAATATGAAACTCTTAAGTTAAATTACACCTTATCAGCTAATTATTATCCAGATTTCATTCTTCCGAATGGAGTCATACTGGAAGCCAAGGGGTATTTCAAGCCAGAAGATCGTCGAAAGATGTTAGCTGTTAAAAAACAGCATCCTGATCTTGATATACGCCTTGTCTTTCAAGCCCCGTATAACACGCTCACAAAGAAAAGTCAAACTACCTACGCTAAGTGGGCAGAAAAGAATGGTTTTTTGTGGGCAGCTTCTCACGCAATTCCACTTGATTGGTTCGATGCGCCCAGCAATGGCAACACCAAAAACTAAAGAAAACATTGTCCAACGTCTTGGCGAATACTTTGCCGATACCTTGGTTGAATGTACTGATTATGTCCACGACGGTACTCTGACCGCTGAGGATGTAGCCAAGATGATCTTCGATGAACTTGAAAATTGGATGGCTTATCACGGCTCCATGGTAAATGCTGCTGATGCAATTCGCAATGCACTCAGACAGCGAGTTTCTTAGTCACGAACCATGTCCTAGTTGTGGCAGTAGTGATGCGCTTGCTCGTTATACAGACGGACACGCGCATTGCTTTGCTTGCCTCCACTACGAACATGGGGACGAAACCACTACCACAACCTATCACCAAAAACCTAAACACCTGATGGACTTTACTGGGGACTTCATCCCACTCAAGAGTAGAAACCTTAGGGAAGATACTCTTAAGAAGTTCAACGTTCGGTATGACCATGACACCAAGACTATTCGGTTTCCTTATTACTCACAAGCTGGCCAATTGGTTGGTTTCAAGAGTAGGGACGCTGATAAGGATTTTAGGTGGACTGGTAAGAATGAAGACCACACTCTCTTTGGCCAACAATTGTGGGGCAGGGGGAAGGAGTTAGTCATTACCGAGGGCGAGATTGATTGCTTGAGTCTCTATCAGGTGCGTCCTACCTGGCCTGTTGTTAGCCTCCCAAATGGCGCAGCAGCAGCTAAGAAGGCACTACAGCACCAGATGAAATGGGTCATGGGGTTCGATAACATCATCCTATTTTTTGACTCCGATGATGCCGGACAACAAGCAGCACAAGACTGTGCCAGTTTGTTCCCTCATGATCGACTATTCATCGCTCGCCTTGATAGTTACAAAGACGCCAATGAGGCGTTGATAGCAAAAGATTATGAGGCAATCACCTCAACAGTCCTCTGGAATAAAAAACCCTATTCACCAAAAACGGTTATCGACGGACGAGATCTATTCACTCTCGCAACTAAGCCTCTACATGGTAGGGATGCTGATTGGCCCTACTCTGGTCTTAACAGTCTCACTAGTGGTCTTAGGCGGGGCGAATTGGTCACGATCACAGCCGGTTCCGGTGTTGGGAAAAGTACCTTTTGTGGAGAGGTAGCTCAATCTCTTGTCGATCAAGGCGAGAAGGTTGGCTATATTGCCCTTGAGGAGTCCCTCCAGAGGACCGCCCTACGGCTCATGTCGGTCAAGGCAAACAAACCCCTCCACATCAACAATGAGATGCCAGAGGAGGACCTTAGAGCAGCCTTTGACGCAAGTCTGGGGACTGGTTCGGTCTACCTAAGAGATGGGTTTGGTTCTGTTGATCCAGATAGTATCCTCAGTGACTGCCGATTCATGGCTCTTGCTAAGGAAGTAGGATGGATCATCCTTGACCACCTCTCGATTCTCATGTCTGGTAATGAGTCTCATGATGAGAGGAAGCTGATTGATGTTACAATGACCAAACTCCGCTCATTCGTGGAGGAGACAGGCATTGGAATGATTCTTATCAGCCACCTCAAGCGACCCCAAGGGGACAAAGGACACGAAGATGGCCAACAGGTCAGCCTAGGGCAACTTAGGGGTAGCCACAGTATTGTTCAACTGTCGGATTTTGTGGTCGCCTTAGAACGCAACTTATCCGCAGGGGACAACATGGCGAACATTAGAGTCCTTAAGAACCGCTTTAATGGACAAACAGGCCAAGCTGGGACCATTACGTTTAATGCGGCTACTGGTCGCATGGTTGAAGATCTCTCTTCGGCATTTAATTCACCCACTGATGAGGAGTATGACCCTGGATTCTAAAGAAGTTTGTAGGACATGTAACTGGAATGTTTTTCTTTTCAGTGAGATGGAACCAATGGGCTGGTTTTGTGAGGAGTGTGGGACGCCTAGCGCCCTTACTCAGGCAACCCTCGACCGGGAAGAACCCGGCAACTGGTCATGAATGACAAGCATCCAATCACCCCACCGCCTGAGCTAGTGCAGCAGTGGCATGATGAGTGCCACAAAGTGCATGAGCCTTTCCTTGTTCATGTTGCGAACCAAGCCGCCCGCTGGGGCGCCGACCAGGAGCTGGAGGCGTGTGCCACTTACATCGCCAGAAACTGGAAGCTCTCTCTGCTGAGCGATGAACTGATATGTGCCCGCCGCCCCAAGCCGCCGAGTTTGAAGGAGCAGGCGCTTGCCTTGGTGAGCCATGACTTCTCAAATCAACCTTGTCTCAGTGAAGAGGGTTACGCCCTCATCCGCCGCGCTATCGAGGCATTGCCTGAATGAGGTTGCTGTTCGACATCGAAACAAACGGCCTACCCCGAAAGGGTATGGATCGTATCCACTGTATCGTTGCCAAGGATCTTGATACGGAGCAAGTCTTCCGATTCAATGACACTGGTTCCACTCATTCCGTAACCAATGGTATTACCCTTCTCCAAGAGGCTGATGTTCTCATCGGCCATAATATTGTTGGCTTTGACATACCAGTTATCCAACAGGTATATCCATTCTTCCAAACAAAAGCAGTCCTCTACGACACGCTAATCCTTAGCCGGATGTTCTTTCCTGACATCCTCAGTAGGGACTATCGTAAGAAACCAATTGGTATGCCCGCCAAACTTTATGGGCGTCATGCTCTTGAGGCTTGGGGGTATCGTCTTGGTGATTACAAGGGTGAGTTTGGTAAGACCACTGACTGGGCTGACTGGTCAATGGAGATGGAAGATTACTGCGAACAGGATGTTCATGTTTGTCATAGTGTCTTTGACCTTATGGCTGATCATGATCGACTTGCTAGATTCCAGGATTCCATTCGCTTGGAACATGACCTTGCTGCCATCATGGCTAAGCAGGAAACATCTGGTTGGCCCTTTGATGTAACCGCTGCTCAGAAGCTAGAAGCCACTCTCAGAACAGAGATGGATCAACTAGCAGACAAGATGCGGGAAGTCTTTCCGTATGTTGACGGTGGAGAAATGACGCCCAAGCGTCCTAACTCTACCCGTGGATACATCAAGGATGCTGCATTTACTAAGCTGAAGGAGTTCAACCCTACCTCGCGTGATCACATCGGCTGGGCCTTCATGACATGGAGGGGGTGGAAACCGGATGTCTTTACTGACACTGGTCGCCCCAAGATTGATGAAGGAGTCTTGCTTGGTATTGATACGGAAGAGGCAACAATCTTTGCTCGTATCCTTGAATTACAAAAAGCCCTAGGACAACTCTCTGATGGAACCAATGCGTGGCTTAAGATGGTTACCCAAAAGGGTCGCATCCACCACACTTGTCAACTTGCTACTAACACAGGTCGTAATGCACACTCGCGCCCAAACCTTGGACAGACAAGCAGCGACCCACGGTGTCGGTCGTTATTTTTACCCGGTAAGGGTTTTAGGCAGGTCGGCGCAGATGCTTCTGGCCTGGAGCTTAGGATGCTTGGTCATTACCTCAGTCATTTTGATGGAGGGTCTTTTGCTGACGTTGTTGTCAATGGTGACATTCATCAACAGAATGCTGACCGAGTTGGTTGCTCACGTAAGGATGTCAAAACCCTGACGTATGCCTTTATCTACGGAGCATCTGATCGGAAGATTGGATACTCATTGGATAAGTCTTTGGATGATCGAAAGGCAGCCGTTCTTGGTAAGGAAATTAGACAGAAGTTTCTTGCTGCTATTCCTGGTCTTGATGGGTTGCTAACTGCTGTCCAAAAGAAAGCAGAGACTGACATCCTTAGGGGTCTTGATGGTCGTCCTATCCGTCTTCAAGGTAAGAAACATGCTGCCCTTAACTACCTTCTCCAGTCCGCTGGAGCTATTGTTTGTAAGCGGTGGAATGTAATTGCCTATGAACAATTCAATGATCTGGGTTACCAGTGGGGCATTGACTATCAATGGCTCGGCTGGATCCACGATGAAATTCAACTTGCTGTTCAACCACACCTCGTAGCCGATGCCAAATTCCAACTTGAATGGGCGATTGTCCAAGCCGGAGAGTACTACAAACTCAAAGTCCCCCTCGCCTCAGAAGCAAAAGAAGGGTCATCATGGGCAGACTGCCACTGATACCCAACTCCGTGTTGATGCTGACTTCTATGCCTATCGCGCTTGTCAATCGGCTGAAACAGAATTGGACTGGGGTGATGATCTCATTACAATTGCTAGTAACTTTCGCATTGTATTGGACATCTTTGAAGGGGAACTCAAAAACCTCAAGCAAAGGTTCGATACCACCAACGTTACCCTCTACTTCTCCGACACCAAGAACTTCCGCAAAACTGTATGCCCCGACTACAAAGGAAAGCGTACCAAGCGTAAGCCAGTAGGATATAAACGACTTCTTGAATGGTGCTCTAAGCATTATAAGGTTGTCCGTTACCCCAACCTAGAGGCTGATGATGCTCTTGGTCTTGAGTGTCACCTAGACCCAAGGGACTTCGTTCTGGTCAGTCCCGACAAGGACATGAAGCAGATCGCCTGCCGCCTATTCAATGGCACCGACGAGTTCAATGTGACTCCTGAGGAAGCTGACTATTGGTTCTGGACCCAGTGTCTTACTGGAGATCCAGTCGATGGATACAAAGGGGTCCCAGGCATCGGAGCAGTAGGGGCTAAGAAGATCCTAGAGAATGCTGAAGAACCTTGGGAAGCTGTCCTTGAAGCCTATATCAAGGCTGGTCAAACTGAGGAGGATGCCCTCCGTAACACTCGCTTGGCACGGATCCTTCGTCCTGGAGAGTACAACTCAACCACGAAGGAACCAATTCTATGGACTCCACCCCCATCCTCATAGGACTTGACATCAGCCTTGTATGTGTCCTAATCTACGTGCTCGACCCCAACCTTATCCGGTATGTCGATCTCTCCATTCAAGGGGCAGTTATCTGGCTGCAACTACGAATCACTCAAGGGCTTTTTCGAGTCCGACTTTGGTATGACAAACAATCTTTACGACCGGGACCAGTGGGACGATTTCTACGGGACCAACAACTCAAAGCAATCCAACGAAACCCCGCCTACCGTGAGTTCTTTAGAAAGGATGACAACCAAATACAACCCTAAGCATTACCAACGTGGTAGTATCCAAGTTTGGGATTTTATTGTGGATCAGCAGCTGGATTTTCTGGCTGGCAATATCATTAAGTATATCTGCCGTGCTGGCTACAAGGATCAGGAAACTGAGATTGATGACTGGCTCAAAATTAGAGCCTATGTTAACCGCAAAATCAAAGCACTAACTAATGATGCAAACACCTGAACATCTTATTGAACAGGCTTTTGTCTTTCGACTAGCCGCTGAACAATCCATTGATCCGGATGATGAGATCGTTCAGGACATGCAACTCAGTCTTATTAGGGAAGAGTTTGATGAACTGATGGAGGCTCACCTTAACGAAGACACCGAATCCGATAGGACACATACCCTAAAGGAACTGGCTGATCTTGTCTTTGTTTGCTACCAATATGCCATTGCTCGTAACTGGAATTTAGACACCGCTATGAAGCGGGTATTCGAATCCAACATGAGCAAGTTCGTTGACGGTAAGCCCCTCCGCCGCGAAGATGGTAAGATTCTTAAGGGGCCTGATTATCAACCACCATTTCTTGACGACTTAGTATGACCGCTTTCGCTGACCTCGGGGACACCCCCAACACCATTGCCCGTACTGGCCGTGTTCAAAACTGGATTGATGACCCCGAATCGCGCCTGCCTGTCAGCTGTACGGTCTTCGTTGTCGAGGACTCTATGGAGGGTTCGGAGGGCATTGAGGCGAGTTGGCGTTTTGTATCTCACGCATTACGCAACGGAGCCGGAGTGGCTGTCCACCTTTCTAAAATTCGAGAAGAAGGTGCTGATAATGGTAGAGGTCTTACTGCCTCTGGTCCTGTTTCTTTCGCTCGTATTTACTCTGCTCTGAATGAAACACTTAGGCGCGGTGGGGTATACAAAAATGGTGCTGTGGTGTGTCATATTGACTACCAGCACCCTGATGCTATCAAGTTTATCCAAGCCACTCGTACAGATCTGGCATGGGTCAAACGATGCCTTAACGTGGATGCTGGATTCCTAACCAGTGCTTCACCTGAACTGATCGACGCAACCCTTGAGGGTATCAAGAAGGGTGACATCTGGCTTAATAAGATCCGCCATGATGCGGAAGGTAATCGAATCTATGGAAATGTCTGCCTTGAAGTTTATCTTCCTAGCCGTGGCACTTGTCTTCTTCAGCATGTCAATCTTGGTGCTTGTAACATAGGTGATCTGACTCCTGCTTTTGTAGAAGGAATGAGTAGTCTTGTTGCTCTTCACGCTAAAACTGGTGTTGGAGAAACAGGTGAATATCTGAGCCCTGAGGTTGACCGTCAGGTTGGTCTTGGAGTGTTGGGTCTTGCTAACTTCCTATGCCAGCATGGTGTAACATACAAACAATTTGGAGAAGCTCTTGATGCGTACATTTCACACCAGCCAATACACACGCCTGCGTATCTACTCGTTTCTGAGTTGGCTAAATCAATTGAGATTGCTGCTCAAATCGCACGTCAAGCAGGTATGCATCGGGCCTTTGCCATTGCTCCTACCGCTTCTTGTAGTTACAACAACGTTGATCTTCGGGGTTACACTACCACCCCTGAGTTGGCTCCTCCTATTAGCCGCCACGTTGACCGCGATTCAGGGACGTTTGGAGTACAATCGTATGCGTACCCGCCGGATTGTGAGATCGCAGCAGAAGTTGGATGGGATGATTACAAAAAGGTAGTTGATGGAATGGTGACACTCTTCCGATCTACGATGCTATTTCATGGGTATTCATTCAATTCTTGGAGCGACGTGGTTACTTATGACCGTGCGTTCCTGAGGGACTGGATGGCATCTTCCCAAACTTCCCTCTATTATGCACTTCAAGTAATGCCAGACACCCAAGCAAAGGATGATGCCCTTGCTGCTCTTGATGTTGATTATCATGAGATGTTTGGCTTTGACGAGTCTGTTTCCGAACCCACCAACGACAACATTTGTATTCCTTGTGGTGAATAATGAAACATTCTAGTCCATATGATCAAGTAATTTCCCGCAAACGAAAGTGGACCCCTGTTGCTGTTCAACGGGGGAAGCTGGTTGATGGGTCTGAGGATGCCCTATTTCGGGCCCTTGGACTCCGACACCTAGAACTACCAGTCCGTGAGTTCCTCCAACAGGGACTTGAAAAGGAACTACCCAATACCCTTGGTGTTCGGGAAGCCCTTATGTCAAATCAATTGGATGAAGAAAGGCATGATCAAGCACTTAACTATGTGGTAGCTGCTCATGGTTCAGACGAAAAGTTTGAATCAGAAGCAAAGCACATTCTTAAGGCGTGGCTAGATGCCCCTGAGCATCCACTCTTAAAAGCCGCAATCCTTGAACGTAGTGTCTTCTTCGTCATCCTTCCCTTCTTCCGATTCAATGGAGACATCGGAATCCGTACCACAGCAGCCGACATTAGCCGAGATGAGCAAGTCCACGTTGCCGTACATTCGATGGTATCCTTTGAACTCGGACTTAAATCCACCTCAAGCCTGGACCGACTTCGCCGAGCGACTGTCGGATGGGTAGTTGATGGACTAAAATCAGATACAAATCGGTATCTCGACAAAGATTTCTGGTTGTCTCAATCAGATTCCCTCTACGAAAAGGGTAAGGCTCCTGGCCTATCCGATACCAAACGAGCCCGTATGCCTGCCTTCTTTGAGGCAGCAAACACTGATCTTCCACAATATGGCTGACGCCTACTTTGACACCGAAACCATTCCTCTAACCAGTCTTGTTGGGGGAAGAATTGATCTTGACCGACTCATCGAAGAACTCGATACTATGTACCCAGACCAATACCCAGACCATGAAATGAACGCATGGCAAACTGGACGTATGGCTGGGGCTATTGAAATTATTCGATACCTTAAATCAAAACGCAATCCTTAACATGTGTCTCGCTCCTAAAATGCCCAAGGCTCCAGAAGCCCCAGCTCCACCCCCCTCTTCTCCGTATTCTGCTACGGAAGGTGCTAAGCCCGTAACGGTGAAGCCTTCAATGACCAAACGCGCTTCCCTCCAGCAGGCAAGTAAAGGCACTGCTGCCCTTACCATTCCTCTGAGCACTGGTGGTATGGCTCCTACTGCTCCTAATCTTACGATTGGTAATAAGTAATGGAGAATCAATCTGCCGCAAGTCGTTACGCAAGATTGGCAAGCGACAGAACGATCTTTCTCGACACCGCTAGGGACTGTGCTGCTCTATCTCTTCCTTACCTTCTTACTCCTACGGGGGTAGTGAATGGACAGAAGCTGCCAACCCCTTGGCAATCCATGGGCGCTAAAGGTGTTAACGTCATGGCATCTAAGCTGATGTTAAGTTTGTTCCCTGTGAACGCAACTTTCTTCAAACTTCAGATTAATGATGGCAAGCTTAGCCTAGACCCTAAGCTTAGTGCTTCTGTTCGATCAGAGATTGACGTATCTCTTTCCAAAATGGAACGGGTAGTCATGCAAAACATTGCTGAGTCACAGGATCGAGTTATCCTTCACCAAGCGATGAAGCATGTGATCGTGACGGGCAATGTCCTGGTTTACATGGGTTCGAATGGTGTTAAACTCTACCCACTTGACCGTTTTGTAGTCGTCCGTGATGGAGAGGGTAACCCCACCGAGATCGTTACTGTTGAATCTATTGATCGTCAATTCCTTCCTGCTGAATTCCAAACGGAACAAGCACGAAATGTAAATGACGTTGCTGACAATACCAGTGCTCCAAGTACTGATGTTACTGTTGGTGAAGGTGAAGCTGCTGTTTATACTTGGGCAAAGCTCAAGGATGGACAATGGCGTTGGCGTCAAGAAGTAGATGGGAAGATTGTTCCTGATTCCTTTGGCAAGGCGCCCAAGACTACTACTCCTTGGCTTCCCCTCCGCTTTAATGTGGTTGATGGGGAAGACTATGGACGGGGTAGGATTGAAGAGTTCCTTGGTGATCTGAAGTCCCTTGAGGGGCTGATGCAAGCCATGGTAGAGGGTTCTGCTGCCGCTGCTAAGGTAGTGTTCCTTGTCAGTCCTGCGGCTACTGTGAAGCCTTCCACGCTAGCTAAGGCTGGTAACGGAGCTATCATCCAAGGTAGGGCTGAAGATGTCACTGCTGTTCAAGTAAGCAAGCAAGCAGACTTTTCTTCTGCTTACCAGATGATCCAGTCGTTAACTCAACGGCTATCTGAGGCGTTCCTCGTTATGAGTGTCCGTCAGAGCGAACGCACAACAGCCGAAGAGATTCGTGCTACCCAGCAGGAACTCAATGAACAACTTGGTGGCATCTATGGTAACCTAACTACTGAGTTAGTTCGTCCCTATTTGGCACGTAAGATCTTCACTCTTCAACGTTCAAAGGAACTACCTCAACTACCAAAGGGAATTATATTCCCAACCATCATTGCTGGCCTTGAAGGCATTGGTCGTGGACAGGACCGTGAGTCTCTCATGATGTTCCTTCAAACAATCTCTCAAGCCCTTGGTCCCGAAGCAATGGCCCAATATATCGACCCTGAAGAAGCAGTTAAGCGTCTTGCTGCTGCTCAAGGTATCGATACTCTGAAGCTAGTTAAGACTGCCGATCAGCGTCAGCAAGAGAAGCAGCAAGCTCAGCAGATGAACATGACTACTTCCCTCGTGGGGCAAGCAGGGCAACTTGCTAAGGCACCCATGATGGACCCTGATAAAAACCCTGGCTCACTTGAAGCACTCCAAAATGTCGTCGATTCAACCGCGCAAGCAACCCAACAACCCCAAGCCCCTCAACAATGAGGAAGAGGTGATTGAAGAACCTACCGTAATCGTTCCCAAGGAACAGTTCAGGTATGGTGATGTCAAAGTTACCTCTCCAGGTGTTGGTAAAGTTTCTATTGTTATCCACTAAACCAAATGTCTGAAATTGTTTTTGATGCAACTGATCCAGATGTTACGGCTGCTCGGGAAACCGAAGAGCTACGCCTTCTGGAAGTAGGAAGCAATTTAGCTGATAAGCAAGAGGCTGATGCTCTTGAACAGTATCGTCGTAGTGAACTAGAAGCCAACGATCATTCTCAATATGCTGGTAAATTCAAATCAGCAGAGGATCTTGAAAAGGCTTACCTAGAACTTCAAAAGAAACTTGGTAGTAAGGAAGAAGGAACAGAGGATGACTCTGCCCCCGACGACTCTGCCCTTGACTCTGCCCCAGAAGAGGAGAAATCGTCCCCCGTCTCAAAGCGGGTAGACTTCCTCAAGGAAGCATCAGAAGAGTATTACTCCAATGATAATGAACTTAAGCCGGAGACAATCCAAAAGCTTAAGGAGATGCCTTCGGAGGAACTCATTGAAGCATACCTTGAACTTCAAAAGAACAACCCCGTAGCTAAAGCACAACCCCTTTCGGATGAAGCTGCTATGGAAATTGTGTCTTCTGTTGGTGGACAGGATGCGTATAATGATACCCTTGCCTGGGCTGCTGATAACCTCAAGCCTACCGAAGTTGCTGCTTATGACAATGTTGTTAACAGTGGTAACAAGGATGCAATCTTCTTTGCTGTTCAAGCTTTGAATCAACGGTATAAAGATTCCGTTGGCTTTGAAGGTCAACAGATCTCTGGCAAAGCACCCAAGACAAGCATCAAAGGTTTCCGTTCTAATGCGGAGTTGGCCAACGCTATCAGCGATCCACGGTATCGTAATGACCCTGCTTATCGGTATGACATCGAACAAAAACTCGCCGCTTCTGGCGACCTCATGTAGGAAAACTAATGTGCATTCCCCCTCAAGATGTTCCTATTGCTAAAGGAAACATTGATCTAAATAACAGACCCGTTGTTCGCAATCCTGATGGATCAATCAGCACTGTACTGACAACTGGATTCACTGATGCAGGCGGGGCTGTGATTAATGTCCCTAGAGTTATTAACGGTAAGATTGTTTCACAACAAGAAGCCGAAGCTAACTACTACAATACTGGTCAACATCTGGGAATCTACAGATCTATTCGTGCTGCCAATAGAGCAGCCGAACAACTACATAAAGATCAAGAAAAACAATACGTTAAGTAATTGTTGGAATTGGGGGCACCTCAGAGTCGGACCCCCTTTTCTATTGAGGAAGGATACCTCTTTAAAAAACCAACCGGTTGGAGTATTGGCCCGCTGCGGTGGACACCCAATACAACACATTTTTATTGCTTATTCTTTTAAAATACAAGTACTTGTAATCGTTATAAACCCTCTTATCTCTTAAACAAGATGACTGCTTCAGTAACTTATCTGGGCGAATCTAACAAGACGGGCGGTCAAAGCCCCTCTTACGCCCAACGTACTAGCCTATTCCTCAAACTGTTCACTGGCGAAGTCTACGAGGCTTTCCGTAACAGCACCATTGCTAAAGATCTGGTCATGAACCGGACCCTGCGCGGTGGCAAACAGGCCCAATTCATTCACACCGGTCGCATCAGCGCGGGCTATCGCACTCCTGGTGTGGCGATTCTTGGTTCGGGCAACCCCCCTTCCGCCGAGACCACCATCTCGCTGGACGATCTTCTGGTCGCCTCTGCTTTCGTTGATAACCTCGACGAAATCATGAGCCAGTATGACATCCGTGGTCCTATCGCTCGTCAGATCGGTCAGAGCCTGGCTGAATTCTATGATCGCCGTATCTTCCGCGTTCTGGATAAAGCCTCTGCTGCTTCTGCTGCTGTGACCGGCGAACCCGGTGGCTTCCAAATCAACCTTGGCGCCAACAAAGAGTATGATGCTCAGGCACTGGTTGATGGCTTCTTCGAAGCTGCTGCCCGTCTTGACGAAGTGGCTGCTCCTAAGGATGGTCGTGTGGCCGTTTTGAGCCCCCGTCAGTACTACGCCCTGATCTCTCAGGTTGATACCAACATTCTCTATCGTGAGTATGGCAATACCCAGGGTTCGATGAACACTGGCGAAGGTCTGTTCGAGATTGCTGGTATTAAGATCAAGAAGTCCAACAACATTCCTTTCCTTGGGAAGTACGGTTCGGCTTCTGGTGCTTCTATCGACGCTGCTGCCGTTACTGGTGAGAACAACAGCTATGGTATTGCTTCTGACTTCACCAACAGCTGCGGTTTGATCTTCCACCGTGACGCTGCTGGCGTTGTGGAAGCTATTGGCCCCTCTGTGCAAACCACGGGGGCCGATACAAAGGTTATTTATCAGGGCGATGTTATCGTGGGCCGTCTGGCTTACGGTGCTGGCGCTGTGCGCGTCGGCGTTGCCGGTGCTTTCCGTAACACCTAATTTGATTTAAATTAGACTTTAATAAAGGGTTGGCCTATTAAAGGTTGACCCCTTTTCTTTTAATTAATCCTGTCCGAACAATGACAACCCAACTCCAGGCTATCAACCAAATGCTAACGGGTATCGGGCAGGCACCAGTGGTGTCGCTCGACATCGCTAACCCAGAGATTGCCACGGCACTTTCGATTCTTGATTCTGTTAATAGAGAAGTTCAAGGGGAAGGATGGAATTTCAATACTGAAATTAACTACCCATTCACTCCTGATATTGATGGAACCATTACTATTCCTGGTAATGTCCTTCAAATCTCTGACAATAAGAACTCGAACGTACAACAATACCAGACCGTATTAAGAAACGGCAAACTCTACGACAAGATTGCTCATACCTATACCTTCCCTACAACCAGCCCTATCCTGTGTGATGTGGTATGGTTGTTTAATTTTGAGGATCTTGCTCAAGTCTTTCAAGACTACATTGCCCAACGTGCTGCCCGTGTCTTTGCTGGTAGCGTAGTTGGATCCAAGGAGATGTTCCAGTTCAACCAACAAGATGAAGGCATCCTGAGGGCTAACTGTATCGCTTATGATACGGACACTTCTGCTGTCAACATCTTCGGTGTGGAGACTGGTCAGAACTTCTACATCTCTTATACCCCCTTCCGCACTATTGCACGATAATGGCAGCCATCTCTCAGAAACTTGCTAATCTGGTTGGTGGTGTATCACAACAGCCAGACACAGTTAAGTACTCCAATCAACTTCGTACTTGCGATAACTATTATCCTGACTTTACGTTAGGACTTGCTAAACGTCCTGGTCTTCAAGCCAAAGGAAAGCTGACTAATGCTGTGGCTGATGGTACTTGGTTTCACATCTTTCGAGATGATAAAGAGAAGTACATTTTTCAATTTAGTAAGGCAGGTGCCCTCAAGGTATGGGATGCCAATAGCGGTATTCAACAAACAGTTAATACAGTTGCTGCTGAAGCAATTACTTATGCTACCCATACTTCTTTTGATGACCTAGCTACTCTTCAGATTAATGACTATACCTTTGTTCTTAATCGAAAGGTTGTTGTAAAGGAGAATGGAAGTGCCAGTCCAATTTACAAGCCATTTGGTTTTGTAAATATCAATACTGTTGCTTTCAATACTAACTATGTCATTACAATTGACAACACTGATTTTACACACACCACACCAAATAATGCAAGTGGTAACACACAAAATAGTGTTCAAACCATTATTACAGCTTTAGCAGCTTTAATTAATGCTAACCCTGATTTTGAAGCAATTGGCATTGGTAATAGTCTTTTTATCCGCCGTAAAAATGACGGTGATTTTGCATTAAGAGCTACAGGTGGTACCACTGGTAATGCAGTGGAAGCATTTAAAGCAGAAGTTACTTCTGTTGCTCAACTACCCCGTGAATTCTTTGCTAATCGACGGATTAAAGTTGCTGGATCAGCTGACAGTGAGGCTGATAATTACTGGGTACAATTTGTTCCGTCCACATATAATGCTACAAGTGGTGTTGGTAGTTGGGAAGAAACCATTGCCCCTAACACAGTTCTTGGCATGGATACCACTACACTGCCTCATGTGGTTATTAGGGAAGCCAATGGTACCTTTACCTACCGTCAATTAGATGAAGCATCTGCTAATATTAGTGCGGGAAATACAGGTGGAGCTGCAACTGTTTCACGTACAGCTGGTAGTACTACAGCTACAGTTACCACTGCTACCGCACATAATTTAACTACGGGTAATACTATTGCTGTAACAGAAGGTGTTGCGGTAGGTAATTATAGTGTTACTGTTCTTACTTCAACTACATTTACAATTACAACAGTAGAAACTATATCATTAGTTGCTGCTAATTTTGTATATACATTTAGTTCCACTGCTGTTACTGGTGTTCCAACTGCTGTTGGCATTACTTATGCGGCAAGTGGTGGTCACGTTGTTGGGGAAGAATTTGCTGCTACTGGTGGTACTGGTGCAAACCTAAGACTAGAGGTTACCAAAGTAAAGACTGTTAGTACTTCTAATACTTATGCTGCTAGCTCCAGTAGTTATGTACATCAGGTAACAGTAAGAACTCTTGTTTCTAATACTTCAAGATTTGGGGCTGTTTATACAACAACTATTACCTACTATTGGTACCTTGCTGGTGCTCAAATTGGACAAGGATCTGCTGATCGATTGGTTGTTGGTGATGTTACTTATGTTCGTAATGGTGACTTCCAAAACATTGGCAATGAGCTAAGAGCAGGTATTACTTCCACCCAATCAACTGATGGTGTAATTGATGGTATTGCCATTATTCAACCAGGACAGGGTTATACAGCTACCAATGCTGTTTATAATGCTAATGGTGATGCCTTTATTATCAACACCGTTAATACCAAGAATCTTGAAGGCGATGGTGTTCGTCTTGAGTATTGGAAACCAAGAGCAGTTGGAGATTCTGAAACTAATCCAATGCCATCCTTTGTAAACAATACAATTGATGGTATTTCATTCTTTAAGAATAGGATTGTTTTTAGTTCTCGTCAAAATGTGATCTGCTCACAGGCAGGAGATTATTTTAATTTCTTTGCTAGTACAGTTATTACTATTATTGACAGTGATCCAATTGATCTAAGTGCCAGTAGTACCAGACCAATCAGGTTTAAGTATCTATTGCCAGTGCCACGAGCTGGTGTGCTTTTGTTTGGTGATAATGCTCAGTACGTGTTGGAAACAACTACCGAAGCATTTGCTCCGAAGACTGCTGAGATTAACCGTTTGTCTTCCTTTAGTCTAACGGATTCCATCTCTCCAATTGATGTCGGACCGAGTTATATATTCCTTGAACAAGGAGACAAAGCTACGGCTGTCTATGAGATGAATATTGGAGACAATGTTGGTGGGAAACCAGTCGTACAAGAACTTACCAAACCCCTTCCTTATTATATTCCAGCAGCAATTAAGAACCTAAAGGTTTCCCAATCAGCTAATACTTTTGCTATTCTTAGTGCTCAAGATCCAAATGCTATCTACCTTTATCGGTTTTTTAATGCCGGTGAAAATAGAATTTCAGCTTGGTTCCGGTGGATCCTTCCTGGAACAGTAGAGAGTTTTGATTTTGATCAAGATATTATGTATGTTGTTATCAAACAAGGTAGCAACTACGTTCTCAATACTGTGTCCTTAATGACAGAAACACCAAGTCAATCACTTCTCTTTGAGGGTGAGTATCTTGATGTTAGGCTTGATTACTTTGATTATAATCCTACTCTTGTCTACAAGTCAGCCACCGATACAACACGTGTCTGCTTCAAGGATGGATTTGATAACTCAGAACAACAACCAGTATTGATGTATCTTAATCCAGCCATTGCTGGGTACTTTGAAGAGCAAACCCTTAAGTATGATGCTACTGCTCCAACAGGACAGAAGTACTACCTAGAAGCCGAAGGTAATCAAACCACTTCTAAGTTTGCTATTGGATATAAGTATGAAGCAACTGCTGAATTGCCTGCGTTTTATTTCATGAAAAAGGAATCTGATAAGGATACAGTAAACATTCCACGCATTAATCGACTAAAGATCAACAGCTATAACTCTGGTCCTTATCGGGCTCTTGTTGAGGCTGAAGGTCGTGATGACTTCTCATTGACTCTTCCACAGATCAATGCTAACTACTACCTTGCTGATAACATTCCCATCATTCGGAATGCTGAAAGCACAGTTCCTATTCTTGCCAAGGGTAATCAATTTAAATTTAGTTTGATTGCTGATGCTCCATTTCCAACAGCATTCACTTCTATCACTTGGGAAGGAACCTACAATAACAAAGGGATTCAAGTCCTTTAACCATTATGGAATCGCTGATTCAAGAAGCGAGCTGCCTGGATGCAATCTGGGTGGCTCAGCACCTACAAGAAGATGATCAAAGAGAACTAGAGGGATTAGGATTCCCTTGGATGGAAGATGCTCTTCGGTTATCTTTTGAAGTATCAGACACAGTTGTAACCTTCAGGAACCCCGTTGGAGACATCTGCGGGGTAGCGGGGGTATCCAGAACAGATGCCCATTGCGGAGCCATCTGGATGTTAACCACACCATATGTCCGACCGTACCCAAAACTATTTTTTAAGGAGGCTAAGAAATGGGTCGAACAACAGACCTCCTATGAGATGTTACATAACATTGCTGATCCAAGGAATAAGATGCACATGAAATTGCTTCATATGCTTGGGTTTAAAAAGCTTTCTTATGTAATTACTCCGACCAATCTTACTTATGTTGAATTTGCTAAATTAACAAAATGTGTACCCCAGCCATCGCCGTAGGCGCATCTCAGGCTATTATGGGTGCCGTGTCTTCTATTGCTGGTTATTCAGCCGAGAAGCAGGCAGCCAAGGAATCAGAACGTGTCTTTCAACAAGAAAGAACTAATGCTCTTAGAGGCCAAGACGTTGCCACAGAGCAGGCTCAACTTCAACTTAAAAGTGAATTTGACAAATCAGGTCAACAAGCAGAACAACTATTAGTTACCCGCCTTCAAGCCCAAGGTTCTACTCTTGCTGCTGGTAAGGCTGGCCAATCCATAGGTGGTCTTCTTACTGATGCCCAGCGTGTTGAAGGAAAAGATCTTGCTACTCTTGGTCAGAACCTTGCTTATGCTCAACAAGATTATTTATTTCAAGCTAATTCAATCTTTACTTCTACTAAGTCAGCCATTAACCAAGCAGCTGCTCAACGTAAGGCTATGCCTAGTGCGGGTGGATTGATTCTTGGCATTGGTCAAGCTGGCATTAGCGGTGTGACAACTGCTGTTACTCTTGGTGCTGGATCAGAGCCTGGCAAGGGTTGGAACAAAAACTTCATTCCTAAGAAGACAGGTTAACCAATGGCAAGTATCTATGAATCGCAGGGACCACAAGTTCAACTTACTGGTACCCGAACAGGTCCTTCTTTTCAAGCTGAACAGTCTTATGATCCAACTCGGATTATGGCTGTTCAATCAGAAAAAGATTTAACTGCCTTTGCTGGTTTCAGTGAAACTCTAAATAAGTTTCTTGTTGGCCGAGCAGAAGAACAAAAAAAGAATCAAATTGCTAGTGGTTTTACAAAGTTTGTTACTGGTCAGGTCACACTAAATCCAGAAGCAGTACAAAAACAAAAAGAACAAACTACCCTTTTAAAGGCTGAAGCTGATCGAGCTAGTGGCATTGCCAACGAAGCAGAGCAGACTCCTGGCATGGCTGGTATGGCTGCTAGTATTCGTACTCAGTCTCCTGCCTTACGTGGTTTTGAAGCTGTTGGTGCGGCTATTGCTGCTGCTCAAGGCGCTCCGGTTTCCCTTGGTAACTACATCAACCAAGCCCGAGCAGAGAATAGGGTCATTCAAGATCCTGAGACAGGTGGTACCATTCAACTTAGGCCCGATATGGGACGAGTTGAAGCCGAACGTGCCATGCAAATCCTCACGGGTATGTGGGGTAAGGACACTGGTTATAATACCATTAGTCCTACCATTATGATGGAACACGCTGGTGGTAATCTTGCCATCATGCGGTCCCGTCTCATGGAAGACTGGGGTAAAGAACTTGATGAAAATACCAAAGAAAATCTTCGTATTAAAAATGAAGTCAATGGTATTCAAATTCTTAATGGTGTCATTGACCAAGGGACTGCTCAATCAGCATCTGGTTCTCTTGAACAGTCATTAATTGGCAGTACTAAAGAACGCAATGAAACCTTTAAGAATATTCTTACCAAGTCTGTCACCCAAAAGTTAGCCGCTAATGATGGGGCTGGAGCCTATGCCCTTCTTACTAATCTTGGTAATGTCCCCCACCCTAGTGGTGTTGGTACTTACCGCACGTACCATTCGGATGTATTCCAAGCATTAGACGGTGAAGTAAGTAAAGCAGGACAAGCTAAATCTGAAGCAATTACAAAGGAACGTCTTGGTCAGTTTACCATTGAAGCACAGCAGGCTGATAAGCTTTCTGTTGCTCAACGTAAGGAAGTCTTTGATAATCCTACGACTGGTATCAAAGCTCGAATGAGGGCTGCGGGTATTGGTGAAGATAAGATCAACGAACTCAGCACAGGTGGAAGTACATCTTTTGAGATGGCTCTTCTTAAAGGTGCTCGCGATGGTAGCATCTTCCGAGGAAAGGGTCGCGTAACAAAGCAAATTGTTGCTGTTTGGAAAGCAGATGGCACTATTGACGCTACGGTTGCCACTCAATTGGAGAATACTCCTGGCATTCCTGATGGTGATGATACCACTGAAAAGATATTTAAAGCTGCTCAGGACCACGCCTCAGGGCTTGTAGCTCAATGGCAGACTAGCAGTTTTACCGCTGGTCAAGTTCCTACTGCTACACAAACAACACAGGCTGCTAGGACTCGTGATGCTGCTATGGCTATTGCCATGGAGAAGTATAAACCAAAGTTGGAACGGTGGCTTGAATCAGGCCAACCAATCAATCCAACAAGGGTTGCGGAAGAACTTGCAGCTCTTACTAGAACCGAATTAAACACACAAGGTAAACCTTATTATTGGGACCCTGTTGCTAAACAAGCTCCTAATATTAATCAACTTACCAATAAAGCACCTAACTTAAACGAGACTTTTAATACGCTTTTGCCTAAGAGTACTGTTGATGCCGTAATTAATCGCGTCAGTAGTTTGGCAATACCTATTGGTCCCGGTTCAAGTTTTGGGTTAACAGCAGATTCAATTCAAGCTGCTCAAGAAGCAGTTAATACGGGTGGACCAATTCCTACCTACATTAAGAATATTGCAAAATTTGCTGGATACACAGATCCTAATGCCTTGCTTACTAAAGAAGCCTCCGGCATGGGAATGACGTGGACACCCAACAAAGATCAACAAACATTTTATCTGAATGCCAAATCAATTTCTCCTGCCATTGCTGACAAGCTTCGGTCTGACCTCACTCCTACCGACCGTCGGTATTGGAATTCACGACTTCAAGCCTCAAAGGAAGCTCAGCAACTACGGACACAAACTTTACCTTCATCGCCTGGGGGAACCTATACCACTTTTCAGAACGACCTAGTTAATCGGGAAAGCGGTGGTGACTATGGACAGTATAACTTTGGTTATGGTAGAAGGGGTCCTGGTGATGCAACCATTCCTAACCTAAAGGTACGTGACATCATTCGTGGTGACTATCGTATCAATGGTCAACAGGTGGTTCATTTTGGTGCGTATCAGTTTAAAGCTGCTACCTTTGCTACTGTTGCTAAGGCTGCTGGAATTTCTATGGATGCTCCATTCAATAAGGAGACTCAAGACAAGGCATTCCGTGCGGTTGTGGTAGATGGAGCTTTGCCATGGAGAAATTCCCTTAATGATTATGTTGCTGGACGAGTGCCAGATAACGAACGTAATCTAACCAATGCTATTATGGATCTTCGTAATGAATGGTCCTCAATGAATAATCTTACGCCAGCTAAACTTGGTCAATACCTGAGGGGCATTCGCAGTGAAAAAACAATGCCATTTGATCCAAACCTTTCAATTACTCCAGCACGTACCCGTTCTGTTGAAGTAGGTAAGGTACTCCTTAATATGGGTGGTAAGATTTGGCAACATCCAAACTTTGACCTCCGTAAAGGTTATGTTGCTAGTGGTGGAGTTGTTGGCAGACATGCTGATACTTCCTTTCATTATTCTAGTCAGGCATTAGACCTGCCTTTGTCTGATAATAGTCCTACTACCTTGGACAGTATTTATGATTACCTTTTGCGTAATTCAAAAGCATTAGGTATTAGTGAGATCTATTGGGACCGTAAAGGTTATTACCAAGATGGTAAGTTAATTGGTGGGCCGAGGTCCAAAGCAATTGCTAACCACGATACTCACTTACACGTATCTTTTAATTAATGGGAATTAAAAGGGTCTTTCTTGCGGGTTAGACCCTTCCCACAATCGACAAAACTTTCACCCTTGAGGGGGTATCCTTAAAATGCCTAGTCTTACTGATTCGTGGGATTCTCAGTATTCATATCAGGACACCACATCAGTTCCTGCCGCCGATACTGGTAAGACCAATGACCAAATTGAAAAAGAAAACTTAGAACGTAATACTAAAGCTGCTATTAACAAATCTAGACAGATTAAACAACAACAGCAAGCAGCTAAGGCTAAAGGTCGTACCAAGAAAAACAGGGCAACCTGGAATCCAGCAGCAGTAGCAGGCCAGGCAGTTCTTAAAACAGCACAAGCTCCTTTTGATGCTCTTTCAAATGCTGTTAGTCCTACGGTGGCAGCAGCTGGTGAATTTGTTGACAAAAATATTTATGGTATTAAAGATACTCAGGAACTTGCTAAACGTAAACGGCAACGCCTTGGACAACCAACACAGATTGAAAAAGCTCAAGCCGTTAAAAAAGAACAGCAACTCCGTAAGGATATAGGTGGCAATGCTGTTAGAGAGACAGCTAAGTTTATCCTCAAGGGAACTGGTCCTGGTATCATTGAGGATTATGGTTCTCAACTAGTTAAAGCTGGTCAGGAAGGAATGGCTCGTGTAGGCGAGGTTATCGGCAAGCCTGTGGCCCCTGAACAGGACCCTAGAAGCGATAGGTACATCAAGGCTCAAATGGACTTTGGACTCACTCCAGAGGATCCTACAATGGCCAAAGGTGCCGAACTGCTTAAGCTTATCAATGGTGCTCGTTTTCTTAATCGAGTTGCTCCAGGTGTCGGACCTGATGCTGGTAAGATGAAACAGCTCATGCGGTCTGGTGCTCTTGATTTCTTTGCTGGCTTTATCCATGCTGATACTACCAAGAAAGGTGGTCCTACGCTTGCTACTCGGCTTGAAGAGGCGCTTCCTCCTAACCTAAAACAGTTTGTGCCTCAAGCCCTGATGGCTGATCCAGAGTTTGATAACGAAGCCCGTTATCGGATTGCTGCTGGTCTAGAAGATATGGGTCTTGGTAAGGTGGCTGAAGCAGTTGGAGCTGCTTTTAAAGCTTTGGATATTTTCCAAATTACAAAAAGTGCAGCTTCAAAAGTATTTGGTAAGAAAACCACTGCTGAATTAGTGGATGAGTCTGTTGCCACTCTAAATAAAGAGCTTGATAAAACAGCAGCAAAAGCAGCTGGAAAGGAAGCAGAAGAATCCATCCGTTGGGATGATGTCAATCAATTGCGTAGAGATGAAGTTCTCAACAAGATTGATGATCTTAAGGCACGTCAGACTGATCCATGGGAAGATGCTACTGAACTAAAGAAGCAACTTGATGATGCCAATGACCAACTCAAGGATATTGATAACATTATTGCTGATGGTGTCAATGGTACCCCACAGGGTTCACGCTCAACAGCTAGGGTTGAAACTGCTGCTGATGTAGGTAGGTTTGAAATTCCAGATGCTATCCTTCAGAATCGTGTTTGGATCACAGATGCTGCTACTAAGCGAGCTAACATAACAGCTGGCTGGAGATCTAAGATTGACGAAGCTCTTGCTATGGTCAATGATAAAGATATGATGGATGCTCTTTATCGTAGGTATAAGCAAAGTGAAGTTAAACAAATCCTAACAGCAATTGATAAGACTGTTCTTGATGGCTATCAGGATGTTCTTAATACTGCTAAATCACCAGAAGAAGTACGTGATGCTTTGCTTAATACCTTTCGTAATGAGGGTCAAACCTTTACTGGTGAAGTAGGAACAGAACAACTTAAGTCAAAAGCAGTTGTGGTTACCCAAGCCATGATGCGTCGTCTGTCTGAAAAGGCAGGTAACATTGGTCAGGATGCTCTTCATTCAGAAGCCAACGGAATCACAGGTGGTAATCACTTTGACCGCATGGTGGATCAGGTAGCTGGTATGGTGATGCTTCGTAAAGAGGCATGGTCACTTGAAGCTGGTCGTCGTCTTGCCCTTGGTAAGCGTTGGCAGCAAGCTATGGATGAAGTGTCTGCCGAAGGTGCTGATGAAGCAAGCAATGTCCTCACCAGTAAGATGCTGCGTAAGTGGGCTGATCACGTTAAGTACCTTATGCGTACTGGTGATCCAGCTGCTCGTGATGAGGCACGTATGATGTCTCTTGCGATGGCATTATCTGGTGGTGATCCAGCTAAAACAATTGATTTTGCTGGTACTATTGTTAAGTATGCGGGTAAGAAAACTCTTGGAATGTTTTACAATAACATTCTTTCGGGAACCAAAACCCTTATTCGTAACATGGCTGGTACCATGCGCCTTGTGTTATATCCAACTCAAATTGGACTTCAAGGTTTAATTGAAGGCAATGATATGTTTATCGGAGCCGCAGGTGCTGGTTATGCTGCCCTATTCAATAGTTCTCTTGAAGCTGCTCAAGTGGCTGGTAAGACCTTTAGAAGTGGTGTTCCTGCGTCTTGGAGTGCTGCATCCGTCATTAGCAAGGCAGAGTCTGATGCTATGCTTGATGGTCTTGAGCTGGCTGCTAAGAACGACACACAGCGTATGATTGCTGGTCATCTTAGGTGGCTTGATTCATGGGCTAAATGGACGGAACTTCCAAGTCGTTTGATGATGTCATCTGATGATTATATCCGTACCGTGGCGGTGAGACAGAAGATCTCCATGGATGCGTTTAAATACGCAAGTGATAAGGGCGCTAAAGATTTTGGTATGAATCTTGAACATGCCATGATTGCTATGGGACGTGGTGTGGATAGTCGTTCTGGTCAAATCACTGACAAAGCTCTTAAGGAGTACGGTGACACCATGACCTTTACCAATGACCCAGGGTTCTATGCTAAGAAATTAGAAGAACTTGTTGGTGGTGGACCTGAAAATAAGATTCCCATTGGTCGGTTTATTATGCCGTTTATTCGGACACCAGCCAACATTATGGGGTATCAACTTTCGTTCACTCCATTGATTGGTAAGTTCATGGGTGGTTACCGCGAAGCCCTTAAGTCTGGTGATGAGATGGCCCTCGCGGAACTGCGTGGTAGAGAGTCCGTTGGTTCTCTCCTACTTAGCATTGGATATTCAATGGGAACCAGTGGCAATGTAACTGGTAATGCTCCATTTGATGCCAATGAGCGGGAACGTTGGAGACAACAAGGTATTCAACCTAGATCCGTTAAGATTGGAAACAAATGGGTTTCTTATGCTTGGTTTGATCCACTGTCTAACTGGATTGCTGCTGCGGCTGATATTGGACACCTTTCTCGTTATGGAGAAATTGAAGAATTTAATCAGTTGGCTACAGCACTTACCTATGCCATTGCTGGTAGTTTTACTGAAAAAAGTTATCTTGCTAACTTAGATGGAATCTCCATTATTCTTAATCCACAAGATGGGTTTAAGAAATTGACAGGTGGTTCTAATATTCCTGGTAATCCAAATAACTTTTTGGATACTATGGAATCAGCAGGTGTCAATATGGTCAATAATTTAGTACCGTTTACCGGTCAACGTAAAGCGTGGGCTAATGCCTCTGATCCATATTACCGTGAATATGATTCGCTGTTTCAAAAAACTCTTGCTCAGGTATGGCCTGGTATTAGCAAATTAGCTCCTTATGAACCAGACATCCTTACTGGTAAACCAATGCTACGGTCAACAGGCGGTCTTGTGAATGCTCACATTCCCTTCGAAACTCTTGAAGAGAATCAAAGTCCCGTGGCTCAGAAATTGATTGAGATGAATGTTTGGCATAAAGGAAATTTTAAATCTGCTACCACTGGTCAAATTTATACGGGTGAAGAACGCGCACAGATTAAAGCACTGATGGCTAAAAATGGTCTTGAAAAAGCCCTTGCTAAACACTTTGAATCTAAAGAATTTAAAGCTGATGAGCAACGGTGGAAAGAAGGATCATTGACACCATCTGAAAGACTTGTAGATCCGTGGTATAAAACACGCACTACTGAAATCTTTCAAGACGCTCTTAATGCCGCCAAACAAGAAGTTGAAGCTACTAATCCTGATTTTATTAAACGTAAGAATGAATTCTTACAAAGGCAGGGTACTCAACGTGGCGGTGTTTACGATTTGATTCAGTACTCACAACAATAGCAATTAACAGCTAATGGCAACAACCAACAACACATATACCGGGAATGGCACTAACAAGCTGTTCACGATCACTTTCCCATACCTAGAGACAACTGACGTAAAAGTTTACGTTAATAATAGTCTAACAACAGCATATACTTTTGCCAACGCTACCACCGTTGAGTTCACCACAGCACCTGCTAATGGTGCTCAGATTCTCATTCAACGGGAAACCTTTAACGACGCCAATAACGCTACCTTCTTTGCTGGATCTTCTATAAGAGCAGCTGATCTTAATGATAACTTTGATCAAGCCCTCTATATTCGTCAAGAACTTCAAGATACTACGTGGGACAACAATGCCCAAACCACGTATAGTACCGAAGCATGGACAAGTGTTGACACCCAGGTAGCAACCAACCAAGCAGTTGATCAACGTATTGATTACAAAATTGATACGGCCCTGACAAGTGATGTCTTTGGTTCTGATGGAGTATCCATTACGGACAATAGCCCCGGCTCTGGACAGATCACTGTTGGTCTTAGTGCTGGTTCTGTTGATCTTGATCGCATCAAGGATGCTGACATCATCACCACAGCAGAACAAGATGCTGGTACCCCCTCTTGGGTAAGTGATGATACCAAGATTCCTACCATTGGGGCTGCTGCTAAGCGGTTTGATACCCTTGTTCAAACAAGCACACCAGTTGCCAGTAATTATCAATCAGGCAAGACCTGGCTTCAGAACGATGTTAACAAAACCCTTTCTATTTGGGATGGTTCTGCGTGGGTTGGTGTGGCATCAGGCGGCACGTTTACCAGTCAGCCGACTGTTATCTACGTTGATGGCGTAAATGGTAACGATTCTAATGATGGTCACCGGATCATTAACCCTAAGAAAACAATTAAGAACGCCGTAGCTTCTGCTTCTGCCGGATGGACGATCAAGGTGGCCCCAGGCGTCTACCAGGAGTCCCTGCCAATTCCAATCACCGTCGCCAACCTCTCCATTGTTGGTGAGGCACAGCGGTCTTGTTTCATTCACCCGACCCCGGCAACTGAAACCCAGACGATGTTCCAGTGCAACTCTGGCACCTACATCGACGGGTTCACCTTTGCGGGCCTCAAAGCTTCTGGAGTCCGTGGTGGCCATGCCATCGACAACGATGCAACCTACGGCTTGCCTGCTGCTCAGGGTTGGGTTGCTGGCTTCTATTCAGGGGCCATTATCCGTAAGAGCCCCTACATCAA